CATCTACGGCAATGCGCAGGGTGAATGGTCTGCTGGCTGGTGGGCGAACGCATACGCATCCGGAGCATACCAACAAGCCGCCGAGCAGGTTGCATCGCAAACGCAACTGCTTGCTGCTGATGCTGGGGTCTCGCAAGAGCTGCCGTCATTGCAATACCTACGCGCCGAAGCTGTGGTGATGGAGCCTGGATTCCAGCGCCGCCTTGGAAGCGTCTACGCTCGCCTGTTCGAGGATATGAAAGGATTCACTGACGTAGACAAACGCAACATGGCAGGAATCATCACGCGCGGCATGGCTGCTGGGCAATCTCCGCGAGTCATTGCGCGAGAGATGGAAAAGAAAGGACTTGAGCAGGATTGGCGGTGTTTGCGGATTGCGTCTACGGAAATCAATAATGCCTTTCGCCAAGGCTCTTTTGATGAGACTGACGCGATAAACCAAGAGGTTTTCGGAGATTCAGAGTACGAGATGCGCATCATGCACCTGTCCGCGCTATTGTCGACCACACGACCAGACCACGCAGCTCGACATGGGACAATCTGCACACCCGCGCAACAGAGGGAGTGGTTTGCCACGAAAGCCACTGGAGGAGCGATCAATTGCAAGTGTAGTCAGGTTGACGTGCTAGTGAACAAGAAAACCGGCAAGCCAATGAACACCAAACTTCGCGACACGCTGCTGGCGCAGAAGAAAGAGTGGACGCCTGAGAAAGTTTAGGTTATGGTTGTTGTGTCAACTAACAGGGGATAATGAAATGAAAAACGCAATGTTCCAGTATTACGATGGTGTCACAATGGTCGATGACACCGGCTTGATATATCTTGAAGATGCTATTGAGCTTTTTGAGTCAAGAAAAGAGAGTTTTGCACATTCATTGTCTGTCGGTCTTATTTGCCAGATGTGCATTTGGTATGACTGCAAGCACGAAAGTGATTACAGACTAGCCTACAAAGACTGGCACTCAAGCAATGTAAAGTACGAGAACGGCCACTTCTGGGTAAAAGAATAAGGAGAGAATGAAATGAACGAATCAACACTGGTTCCGCGTGAAGAAGACGAGTTTTTGCCATTCGTCAGCGTGGAAGATGCAGCAACAGCCAGGCAGCACGACCCAGTAAATAGCCCTTCTCACTACGCTAGCGGTGGTATTGAGTGCATTGATGCAATAAAGGCCAGTATGTCGCATGAGGCATTCCTTGGCTACCTAAAGGGCAATGTGCAAAAATACATGTGGCGCTATGAGAAGAAGGTAAATCCTTCCGAGGATTTGAAGAAGGCGCGTTGGTACTTGGACAAGCTGATTGAGGGGCAGAAATGAGCAAAACCAAACTAACAATCGGCGCCACGTGCGCCGTTTCGTCTATCATCGCAATACTGATGGCTAGTGATACAGGATTGCGCACAAACCAGCGCGGACTTGAGCTTATCGGCAATGCGGAGTCGTGCCGAACACAGCCATACATGTGCCCTGCCAACGTGCTGACCGTCGGGATTGGCTCGACTACCAACGTTAAGCCTGGCAAGACGTACACGCATGAAGAGATTGCCGCGATGTGGGCCAGCGATATGAAAGCGGCGGAGAAGTGCGTAAACCTGTACGCAAACGGCAAGGCGATGAACGATAACCAATTTAGTGCCGTATCATCGCTGACGTTCAACATCGGGTGCGGCAATCTGCAAACATCCACACTGGCACGTTACGCAAACCGCCAGCAGTGGGGCGAGATGTGCGGACAGCTGCATAGATGGGTGTACGCGGGCGGAAAGAAGCTAAACGGGCTCGTCAAGCGCCGAGCTGATGAGTACAAGTTGTGCATGGAGTGAATATGCCGCCAATCAAATCAATCCTAACCGCCTGCGCACTGCTGGCTAGTTTCGCTGGAGGATACTGGCTGGCAGATAACGGCTGGCAGAAGAAGGCGAGCAAAGAGCGCGCTGAAACATCAGCATACATCGCGCAACTATCAGAACAACATAGGAAGAAAGAACATGAACTCGCTAAGAATGCCGAAGCGTTGGATCAAAAATACACTGCGGATTTATCTGCTGCCGAACGCCGTATTGATGAGCTTAGCGCTGATCTCGCTGCTGGCCATAAGCGGGTGCTCGTCCGTGCCAAGTGTCCAAGTGGAAGCGCCGAAACCAGCGCCTCCGGCAGCGTGGGCGATGGAGGAGCCGCAGAGCTTGGACAAGCTGCTAGAGAGGATTATCTTCGTCTCAAGCGAGGAATAGCAAAGCAGGATGCGCAGATTCGGTATCTGCAAGATTACGTGAAGCAGCAATGTTTAAGCCCCCAATGATGGGGGCTTTTTTATACAAGAGGGAAATCAAGCGGCCCTTCGTAAAACTCAATCCTGGCTGAAATAACCTGAACCCCCAAAGATTCAATTTCCAGAAGTCTCTGTAAGTTAGGATCTATTATCCTGTTTGAACCAAATCCCTCTGGAGTTAGACCGCCCTGACTCCCCTGTGCGTTAACCCTAAGTGGTATATCAGCGCCAACTTGCTGTAGGTTTGCGACTGGAGTTGTAAGTGTAAATCCAGTTAGCAACTGACCTTGCAATGCTACACCCATTGAGGGCCTCATGTTATAAACTTGCTCTTGAGTTCCGCCGGTGTAATCAGCATTGGTTATTGCATATACCCTGCCAATAACTCCAGCGCCAGTTGCCCCAAGAACTCTCTGCTTTAGATCGATAGGGTGTACGCTTCCAGCTTTTAGTATTGAGTAATACTTTCCGCCGGCCGTTGCGTTTGCTATCTCGCGAGAAGCCTCCCATTGCAGTCCTCGCTTCTTATTCATTTCGTCGTATGTCTGGAAGCAGAACGCACGATTACCTGCTGCAATGTTTTGCTCTAACGCTGTAGGCTCTGTTGATGCCTCTATGTACCACGGCATATTACACCACCGCTCTTACGTTGATCAGGCAGTTTCCTGTTTCAGCCTTTGCCCACGCACCGGTTGCGGACGCGACGTTTGTTGCTGATTCAAATAGCCGCACAGTAAGACAGTCGCCAGTCGCATCACGAGCCAGCCCAGCAGACGAATCAGCTAAAGTTAGAAGCTGCTCGCTCTGGTTCTGCACCCTAATCTGCGTACCAACCGAAATGCCTGTTGCGGCGTAAAGGTTCGTCGATACACCCTTAACCAATACAAGATTCATGCCAATATCTCCGAGTGGTTTTGTGCATTATATCGCCGATTGGGACGGTTTGCTCGGAAAGAAAAAGCCCGCTAATGCGGGCTAGTGTCATGCAATCATCTCGTAGTTTATTACCGTCCTGCCAACCTCTCCAAACTTGTCATGATACGTAATCACCTTTGCGCTCCTTCCTGACAGCCACCCGCCTCGCGCTGCGTATGCGTCACGAGCGGCCAAAGTTTGGTGCTGTTCCACTGTCATTAGGTTGCTTTCAACAAGCTTGTTGTGATGAAGGTGACCCATATGGCAATAAGCGAAATCACTGTCACCGTACTCCTTGCGAAACATTGAGGCCATTACTGATGCGACTTTATCGAATCGTGATAGGTGTCCGTGGTGATAGAACAGTACTGTGCGACCATGCTTGTGCATGTAGTATGGGCTTGCAGATGTGTCCACAGTGATTCGCGGCTCGTTCTCGTACAGAGCATTGAGCATCTCTCGCAGCCATACACTTGCTGATGGATCGTGATTACCCTCAGCCATAATAACATGCACATGTTCATGCTTTTGAAGCAACATTGAAATTACTTGGCGTATAACTCGAATGACGACTCGAACAACCTTGCTGAATCTGCTATCAGCGTCGAGCGTGTGCCCGCTACTTGGTGTTTCTGGTGTTAACCCATCTGCATGTAAAAGATCTGCGAGCTGGGCTAGTATTGCCTTGCTTGAGTTTGGGGATTGCTCTATTGCAGCTTTAAACCAATCTACTAGCAATCTCTCAGCTTCTTTAAGATCATAATCAGCCTCAAGGTTTTCACCTTTCCAGGCCAACATGCCGAAATGGTGGTCTGTAAATGTGTACTGATTAACAAGTCTTGGGTTTGTTTCAAACCTGCAAGGTTCAGATATTTTTACAGGTTCGATCTCCTCAGCCATCGCCTCAACGACCTCGCGCATCATGGCGAGTTGCGCATCAGCATCGACCTTTGTCTTGACCCATTGCAACTTAGCTTTGCCGTCTGCATCGTAGAGCGTGGACGTGCCGCGAATGGCATATCCTTCTGGTGCCTTCTTGGTCATGTCAAACTCAGGTGCATGGCCGCGCTTTGCCGCGATGCCTTTGACGCGCCTAACTGTCTTGCGAACGTTTGTGTCGTTAATACCAAGCTTCTTTGCGGCACCTGATGCGCCAAATTCTTCATAAAGCGCAATCACCTCGCGCTGGCGTTCAGTTTGGCAGAATTCCAAAAGTGACATGCTAAATCTCCACTCCATCCATAAATCCAACAATCACAACCTGACTGCCGGCGTAATCAACAACGACTTGCAGGTCGCAATGCTCCATCACGTCAATCCGGCATTCGTGGCCATGCTTGACGTAGTTTGTAAATCCAAGCCAGCTAAGCACATCAGCCGCAGCGTGAACCGCTTCAAATGGCGTTGCTGGCATTGGGTTTAGTTTGATGTTCATTGCGCATTCCTTGCGTAGTTGACTCGCCAAGACTAGCATCAGTTGACACAGCAAGCAAGAAAAAACCCGCCGAAGCGGGTTATTCCTGTCTCTCTTCGGCACTGGCGAGACTACCAGCATGTGGGATAAAAGTATAAAACCCTGCCTTGCGCATTTCGTCCGGAGCTGATGGGTAAGGAGTCCGCCCGTCTTCGCTTTCCGTTTCGCCTCTGCCCATGCGCCAAAGGGATAGTGTAATCCTGTTCACTTTATGCCACAAAACCAATGTTTTCAGGTGGAATGTGTAGCTTCGGTAATATTGATTGTTTCACTCATCTGCGCAAATCCGCTAACCACCGCGCCGAGTTCCTGTTAGCTGCGCCACAACTGTTGATTGCTTTGCTATTGGTCGTCACCAATCGATGGGTTGGACTTGAACCAACCATCCCGCCACGTACGGTGGCTGCGCATCCGTTGCGTACATCACAAAGCAATCACAGTTATGCACTCCTCACTCTATCGCTCGACAGTGCTCCGAGTATTTCGCGCCGTCTGTTCCGGCTGTCAAGATAGGAATCACCCCCTCTAGTTGATTGCAGCCAAACCACAACCAGATTGACGTTACACTCTTACGGTTCGCGGAACCAGCCATTTCTGGTGAGTAGGCCCATGCTTTCGCAAGTGTCGCCGTGCGGCCTGTTTTGCCTGTCTTTACGCTTCAGGCTTGGCGTGTGGTGGCCGGTGCTGATCTCCGGCTCATGCCACCTTCATTTGTTCTCTGCGAGCAGCGTGCTGCCTCTTCGCTGCTTCAGATCTGATGGCTCTCTGCTCCTCCGACATGGGTGGCCTTCCTTGGTGGGCCTTGCTCATTTTCTCTCGCGTTGCCTGAGGGATGGTCTTCCCTCGCTGAGCTATGCCAATCGCCGCCCTGTGTGAAGCTGAGAGCTTTCTTCCTGCCAGTGACTGAGATATTTTTCTGCGAGTATTGGTTGCTGGGCTTACTCCCCTTGACCCATCACCTCCGCCTGTCATGTTGTATCCATGCGGGCACATGGTTATGTGCGCCTCAATGGCCAACATCTCCATCATGCATAGATCTTCTCTGTTGTCAGCATTGCCAATGACTTCTGATGAAAATGAATCCTCTCCATATTTTCTAATGGCTGCGGACAAGGCATATGGCTTGCCAGCCCTGGCGTAGTTCACATGCCGCTGAACCCTGCGAGACAAGCTTTCCGTTGTTATGCCAATGTACGACTTACCATTCGAGAAAGTCAGCTTATACACAATACCCATAATAAGTCTCAGCCTGCGCATTCACCACAATTCAAATCTTAGTTTACTCACCATCCAGTGTCAACAACTCACGCGCATATTTCATCGCAAGATTGCAATTCGACTCCACGTGCCCAGCGCCATAGGTTGCGATGATTTGCGGCAACACAAGAGCAGCCAACAATGCGGCGGACGGTTGCGACTCTCCCAGCACGGATTCGATGGCTTGCACGGTTGCGTCTTTGCGTGGACGGCCTGTCTTGCGCTGTTCTTCGGTCATGTTCAAACTCCAACTGGCTGGGCGATGGCTCGCACTAGCGCCATGATGCCGGTCTGAATATCGACCTTGCCAACACCGGCCCAAGCTATCGGGTCGGCTGAGCGGAAACGCGCTAACTCATCAGGATAGCGCCCTTCGTTGACTGCCTTCTTGACGTGCTGATGATTTAGCATATCTGCCAGCTCTGCCTGCAACTCCAACAGCTCCGATCCCTTGGCCTTGATGCGATTCATCAGGTCGATCTCTTGCTGACTCAGTTCGCGGCATCCAGAAATCTTTCTGTGTTGATTTTCCACTTGTTTCACCTCTTGTTGTTGAGTTGACATTATCTAACATGCCGCGATGAGTGTCAACGAATCTCCCAATGGGGATGCTGTGGGGAGGTTGCATCCCCAGCGCCAAGCCGCGCTACGCCTAGCTTTGAGCGATTCGGGGGATGTGGGGGCAACTTTGCGCCCGTTTCCATCGCTCCACAAAAACACCCTCACGTACATAAACA